TAACCAAGACGACAAAGAAGCTTATGCACTGTATAGAAAATACCTTCCGCAAATAGGAAACGCCGACAAAGTCGAGCAACAGGGGTACTTTTTTGCAGTGCAAGAGGCTAAACTCAAGGAAGTTAGTGCTGTTTTGCAAGGTTCAAACGACTTAACAGGGATATTTGATAACAATAAAAGCCTTAAAACTATCGACGAAGCACAGAAAATGTTCGATTATTTAGGTAAAAACATAGATAATAAAGAAATTTTTCACAATATTTGTAAACAGTATGTTGACACTTTTACTCAAAATGAGCCGTTGAAAGACACTCAAAACGATAAAAAGCCGTCTTTTTACGAACTAATGAGTAAATAGTAATTAACAAACAAAGACCCCTAACAGGGCAAAACTAAAATGAATTTTAAAGAATTTTTAGTATCTAAAGAAGTGAGTGACATCACTAAATTAGATGCAGAAGCACAAGCAGGATTGTACAATGAGTACAACGAAGCATCAAATTAAAGAGCAAGGTTCTTATTTAAAGAAGATCGCAAAGTCTGACTCTATCAAAGAAGTTCCTTTGAACAAATTGTTAGCTGACAACAAAGAAGCGTTAAAAAAGTTGAAAGGTTCTACTAACAGTGCTGATAATGTTAAGATGACATTGAAAGCAGTTGGTGATATGTCTTTAGCTGGTAACACTACTGGGCAAATTCCACAAGCTGACAGAAACCCAATTATCGGAGATACCAAGTCTAGAACTATCAAATTGATGGACTTAGTTACTATCGGTTCAATTGGTTCTAACTTGAAGGAATGGATGTATGTAGCTAACGAAGAAGGAGCTGCTGGTTCAACTGGTGAGGGATTAATCAAGAATCAAATTGACTTTGAGATTATTTTAGGTTCTCAAAAAGTTGAGAAGATCACAGCTTATATCACTGTAACTGACGAAATGTTAGACGATGTTGAGCAAATGCAAACATTGATTAACAACAAGTTAACAACTGAATTGAACAAAGCTTTAGAGAGCGGAGTTTATGACGGTGACGGTGTTTCACCTAACTTGAATGGTATTGCTACCGTTTCTCCTGTTTTCGCTGCTGGCGTTTTCGCTGCAACTGTTGACAATGCAAACGAAGTTGATGTTTTACAAGTTGCTTCTAATCAAATCGAGATTGCAAATCAAGATATGGCAACAGCTATCATGATGCACCCTTCTGACGTAACTAGCTTACTACTTACTAAAATGTCTAGTACAGATAAGCGTTATGTTGAGAGATTGCAAATGATTGCTGGAACACTTTCTTTTGATGGTATTCCTGTTGTTAAGTCTACTTTGATTACACAAGGTGATTTCTTAATGGGTGACTTTACAAAAGCTTCTGTAGATTTCAAACAGGGTGTAACAATAGAAGTTGGTTACAATGCTGATAACTTTGTTAAGAACTACAAAACAATTAGAGGTGAAGTAAGAGCTGTATGTTATGTAGAAAACAATGATAGAACAGCATTTGTAAAAGGAACTTTCTCAACTGCACAAGCTGCATTAGAAACTCCATAATAGTTGATTATTCTATAATGAGAAAAGGGTGTGCTTTATGTACACCCTTTTTTTGTATATTTGATTAAACAAAAACTAATATTATGGCAAAGAAGCAAACAGAAAATAAAGCAGAAGTTAAAAAACCAGCTGCAAAGAAAACAGCACCAAAGAAAGAAGCTGTAAAAATTGACCCTAGCAAGTACTATGATTTTGTTGTAGACAAAGACACTAAACACATGAAGAAAGGTACTTATGTGGTTGACGGAGCAATGGCACAACTATTAACAGACAAAAAAATAGGTAGTGTTAAGTCTTAGAGTAAATGAAGACTCAAGGACTATAAAAGACGAATTTGTTGATGTAACTTTAAATGAGTTATCAGATGCGTATAAGTTCGTGAGTACACTTGATGCGAAAACCAAGCGTTGTCTGTTAGCTACAACAGAAGAAGAAATAGACCAAAACAAGTTCTTTGAATTTAAGCTTAAATGGGTTGCTTTATTTAGCGATATTACAGTAGACGAGTTAAGGCTTATCCCTCAAACAGAAGGCAACGGCCTAAACATTTCTGTTGATTGGCTATACAACCACTGTGAAAAGTTCTTAAACCAGCCTGAATCTTATTTAGAGTTGAAAGAATTTAAACACAAAGGCACTAACTATAAGATAATAGAGCCAATTAGAACTATTGGGGGTGCTCAACTTTTGTTTGGTAATGCTAACTACAGGCAATTCATGCTAGGAAGTCAGCTAACAAACATGGTAAACGATCAAAAGGACGAACGAAGTATTGAGTCATTAAAGCAATTGTTTGCGCTGTTGTACTCAGATGGCAAGGACTCAAGCGAAGACACTGTAAAACGGGCTGAGGCTTTCGGAACGGTCAACGCTTTGTACGGCTGGTCCGCTTACTTTTTTTTTGTGCAGTTGGTAGAGAAATACAGCGACTTTTTCCACTTATCTACCACAAAGAACCCTCCACCGAAGATAGCAAAGCAATTAGCGAAACAACAGCTAAAAGTATTACTATCAAGAACTTCTTTTGGAAGATCGTTGCTATCAAAGTTGCCGAAACGGGAGTTTTCAATACTAAAGACTTAACGCCCATTGATTCAGTAATGAATGAAAGGGCTTTTAACGTACTAGAAATATTTAATTTAAAATTAACAGAATGACATACGAAGCATTAGTAGACATATTTAAAAACGCGGCAAATGCTTATGTGCCAGTGTCGCCAGCATTACCTTTAAACTTTCATTATGACAAAGTATGGTATAATAATGGGGCTGCTGCTAATGCTTACCCCTCAATGCTGTTTGAATGTTCACCAGACTTTGAGCTAGTAGGACAACAAAGCAACAACAGAACAGGACAACAAGTTTTTACCGGTAAGTTGTTCTTTTATGATACCTTCTGGGAGTCTGAACGAACGGCAAAAGTTGTGTATAAGAAACAAAGCGAGCTTAACGAATTAGCTTTAAAGGTTATAGGACAAATAAACCAACAAACACAACTTGTTCCTACTCAGCAGATTAAATGGGGGAAGGGCTTCTTTGGCATTGACGTACACGACCCTAAACTAGTACAAGTATTTGTACCTTTTACAGCAGTAATAAAAAGCGATTGCACACCTTTAACAGTTTAAAATGTTTGAGAATGGTCTACAACTTATTGGCGACTTTATAGTAAAGCAATTACAAATTGTTTTAGAAGAGCAAGGACACCGCGCAAGTGGTAACTTAATAGAAACTATGCGCAGTGAGGTTAAGAGTACCAGCAGAGGGTTTAGCATTACTATTTACGGTGCTAATTATTCTCAAGCAGTTGCACAAGGATTGCCACCGGGAACAAAGGTATCAACTAAAGCACTTGCTGAGTGGGTAGAAACAAAAGGAATTGCAACAGGAGAGTCAGCCATCAAAAGCCTTGCGTTTTTAATACAACGTAAGATATTCCAAGAAGGTACTATACAATTTAGAGAAAACAAGAAAGGTTTTGTTGAAGTTATGCTAGACGAACAAGCAAAAATAGTATTTCAAATGGTTTTTGACTTGTTTAGTAGAGAAGTTGCAGTAACTTTAAGGAACACCATTGCAAAAAATAAAAGAATTTTTCAATCATAACAGTTATGGCTTTAACACTTACAAAAATAGGAACAGAAATAGCAACCGAAAAACTTGTAGTACAGGCCGTTACGGATAACCCCGGCAACGTTACAACTGTAATTTGTGAGGTGTTAATAAATTCAACTGTAGTACAAGCAACCTTAGAGCACTTGCCAGTTATAGGTTCGACAACTGATTTTGATTTTGAAATAAATAGCATAGTAAAAGATTATTTTAGCAACGAATTTCTAGCACTAACAGGCCCAAACCAAACAACTACACTAGTTGCGATGGTATCTGTTAGACTCCATGAAGTTTTGAGTGGTGTTGTTGACCCAACTACATACCGTGAAGAGGCATTTGTAAAAAACATCACTCAAGATGTATTTGAAATAGAAGACTTTGACTTAACTAACTACGATTGTGGAGACGCTGGAAACACAGCAAGCAAACTACTTACTTCTGCACCTAGTCCTTTACCGATTGGCGACTTAACAAGCGTTCATGTTAGTTGTTTAACTACAAGCTACACAGGAACAACACCAAAGCAGGAGTGGACAATAGAAACCTATTTAAATGGAGTTTTTGTAACTCAAACAACCGAAGCCGTTGACGTACCAACTAACGGTATTAGTGGAGAAATTGTTGGAGGAAAATACGACATATCAAATTACAGGATTGACTTTGATAGCTCTAACGGTTACGATGAGGTGCGCATTTACGTGCGAGACATTGCAAACCCTTTTACACAACGAAGCGAAACGAAAGTGTTTAAGCTTAACGATTCATGCGATAAGGATATTACCCTTTCTTGGTATAATGAGTTCGGAGTACAAGACAGCTTTACCCTATTAGGCAACATCAATAGAGTAGGTAAATACACAGACAGTACATTCAGAAGGGCGCGACCTGTTAACCCTGTAAGCACAGATGTTGGCGACTTGGTTTATAAGTCAAATTACAACTATGAGTATAATCTTTTTAGTGATAGGATGCCAGAAACAACTGTGCAATGGTTGTCTAAAATTCTTATCAATAAACGAGCAGCCATACAAGATCAAGGCGGCAAATACTTAGGAGGAGCTTTAACAACGCAATTAACCTCTCCTGTTGTTGGTGTTAACCAGTATGGACTTCCTGTTGACGGCGGTAATGGTTTTATGTATGTACCTCCACTATTAGCAAACGATATTTTAAAAATAAACATTGCAACGGGAGTCATTACCTCCTTTGGTTCTTTTCCAGCTGCTCACCCTAAATGGTTTAGCACAGAGATTGCGCCAAACGGTAAAATTTACTGCATACCATTTCTTGACGATGACATACTAGTTATAGACCCGGCAACAGACACAACAACAACCTTAGCAGTTGTAACACTTGGACTAGTTCAAAAGTGGAAAACCTCAGCTATTACTAGTTCAGGCGTTATTTATTGCCCACCTTCAACGGGCGTAACCTCAATACTAAAGATTGACACTAGCACCGACACAGTGACGGAGTTTGGAACAATAGCAGACACCTACAATTCATGCGCGTTAAGTTCAAACGGTTTTATTTACTGTTTTACAGTACCTTCTGGCAATCCTTTCTTGAAAATAAACACATCAACAGACGCAACTAGTACTTTTGGGACTCAAGGAACAGAAACAATAAATAGCTCTAGGTCTTTTGAGCTTGGAGGTTTTATTTACGGCTTTGGTGTTACGGATATTTACAAAATAAACATATTAACCGATGCTGTTACAACTATTTCAAACGCTTCTGTTGGCATTCCTGTTGGCTGGGGCGATAGTATACTAGGTTTAGACGGCAACTTTTACTTTGTACCTAATCTTAATGATGACTTGGTAGTTTACAATCCTACAACAAACACAGCAACCACCCTAGAGAACATAGAAACGGCCCCGGAATGGTACGCAGTTGGAATATCTGGCACTGGCATTATGTACGGAATACCAAACAAAACAAACGAAGTGCTTGAAATACAGTTAAAGCAAACAACTAGGAAGTACTTTCCAATAGTAATAGAAACAGAGGACACGGTTTTAGAGGACAAATTTACACCTGAAACAATATTTAGGATTAAGTTTAGAATGGCAAACAGAAGAAAAGGACTGAAATAATATGCGCGAACTTCAAATATTAATACTTGATTTAGTTGGTAATCAACTTGGTGAGCTAGACTTAACAGACAGTGACGACTTTGCTTTGAAGCTTACTAAGTCAATTGCTAGTATTAACGATCTAGGAAGGCGTAATACGTCTTTTAGTTTAGACTTTGACGCACCACAGACAAAGAACAACAACAAGCTGTTAAACGGGCTTAGATTCGCAACAACCTCAAAGGAAATACTAGGACAAAAACCTTGTTCAATTATCGTTGACGGCAACCAAGTTGACAGGGGCTTTCTTTACCCTTTCCAAAGCGAATTTGACGGTATGTACAAGCTTGTGTTTAAGGGCTTGAATAATGATTGGGTTGAACAGTTGCGCGATGTTGAATTGAATGAGCTTAATTGGAGGGATTACCAACCACCTTTTACACGCTCACAAGACGCAACAGAATTATTTACAGGCGCAAGAATAGGAGCTTTAAGCACTCAAAACTCTACAACAGCCGATTTAATTTACCCTTACCTAAACAGGAATAACGGCGGCGCTGCTATTCACTTTAGACCTCAACTACATTTAAGAAGTATTGTGCTTGCAATGTTTGAGAAAATAGGCTATACGGTTTCTAGTAACTTTTTAGAAAGTGATTG